CATCTTCTCTCCTCTTTGGAACCAGCTTTCGAGAGACATCGTGGAGTGCGAAGTCGTCTTGTCCAAGTACGGTCTTGTCTGAGATGTTTCGAGACGAGATGATTAGCCCACTCCTCCTCTTCTTCTACCTCGCGTCAGTTTCCTTGATGACGTCCTACATATTTCACGAGGAAGACACAGAAGACGCCGACGACGAGGCGTCCTTCTCGATGCACTTCAACATTGCAGCTACACAGGAGAACGAAGATGTCAGACGTTGACAAAGGAATCGAGACGGTCGCCGAGGCAATGTGGTTGCTCATCAGGAAGTCACCGACAGACTCTTGGGAGACGTGCGTCCACGACAATCCGGCGATCGCTGCCGACCTGAGATACCGTGCCATGCGTGCAATCGAGGACGGTGGTTTGGTTTCGTCGCGCAGCAACCTGGTCGACAAATCTGCGGCGTTAGACCTTCGTTTCAAGGAAGCTTTCGTGGGTTCCAAGTGAAGCGACGGCCCCATGTCGCGTCCCAAGAACCTGAGACTGATCTCTTACTCAGAGCTTAGACCGGGCGACCTCATCGCCGTGTGGACGGGGAGCCACTTCGACGGCTCGAAGGAAAACTGCTACGACTACTTCTTCGTGATCTCTGTCGACTTTGTGGCGCACAAGTCTTACTTGTGCGCCGTCACTGTTTTGGCCACAAGTAAGACTCTCGGAATACGCGTCTTGTCAGAGAGAGAGTCTTCGAATTCGATCTACACGAGCAAGGGCGTCCTCTTCAGGGAATGGGACGCACTGTCCGCCGAATGCCCTTCTGATGCTGCCAGTTGACCCAGAATATTGTCGCATTAATGCGATGCGTTATCCATGGTCGAAGTTTCTTGCATCAAACAAGTGACATCGTAGACGTTTCTTGCGGTGCAAAGCGGGAAGCGCGGATGATACACTGGATCTACGACGTGGCACAAGGCGGCGTCGGTTTCAGGAGGCCCTACATGATTCGTGAATGCGTCAACTGCGGTGTGAAATACGAGACGATGTCCCCTGCGAAGATTCGCGCTGGTGGTCTCGTCACGACGTGCGCCGACTGCTCCGACGAACCCGTCGTCAAATATCTCGGCCTCGCGAACGGCGACGGCAAGCAGGCATCCGTGACCGTTCTCGCTTTCGATTCCTCCGACGATCGTCAGCGTTATGCCGACTTCTGGCGCAACAACAGCGGCGTCCACCGCGGTAAGTCCTGTCAGCTAGGTTCCCATCTGTCCACCGATCCCCGAGTCAACTTCAGGACTGTCACCCAGTCCACTGCGACGAACCACAAGGGCCGGGCGTGATGTCGTCTTACCACGACCTTCCCAGGCAGTCCAAGATCGCAGGGCGACAACACGGCCTTAAGCGTCTTTCGGTCCACAGCTCGTCGATGGTAGGTTGCCCCAAGCTCATCGAAGTCTGGGTGCCTGAATCGAAGTGGATCGATTGCGCCCCGTCGATCGTTCAGGTCGTCTTCGACGCGGTCGTGAAACTTCACGGAGTCGACGAGAGCTCACTCTACATTTCGACATGACCATCGAATTCGACATAGACAGATTCGTTCCCGACTACGAAGTGCCTGCCTTCGTTTCGAAGCGGCGTCGTCGTTATCCCAGAAACTTTTCTTGGGTGCTCATCAAAAGTCTCGGTGGAAGGACGACCTCTGTCGGTGTCCGTCCCGAGACTCGATCGACTGGCGGTCGATCGAGTCTCGGTATCACTCGATCTTGACGAAATCGATGGAGTTACACCTCCAGTTCTGGGACCTTCTCGGGAAATTGGGACCTGAACTGTGTCAAGATTCGACGACGGACAAGGTGTTCGTCCTCGACGACGAAGACGTCCTCGTTTACCACAGCGGCAGGAAATCGTACACGCTAGATTCTGCGAGTCGAATCATCGACAAGCAACTCACGACCTCATCTGAGAAGTACGTCCTCGTCACTCGAGAGCAAGGAGGCGACGCCCTCAACAAGGTCCTGAAACGATGCACGTCGCAAGACAAGGCTCTGCAAAAGTACAAGGCTGCGTTTCGGACTGCAGTCAACGATCGCCTCGACGTCTTCATGAGAGAAGAAGTACGCTCTCAGAACACATTCATCATCCGCAACGAGGACAGACAGTACGTCGTCTCGATTGACGGGAGACACGGTGGCTACGTCTGGTTCGACAATCACTGCATCTATCAGACTCGTGTAAATGGTCGTGTGACCTGATACAGTATGTACATGAAAAAGACGCTACGAATCATCGCTTTTACGGCTTCGACTCTCTTCGCTTCTAGTGCTCACGCCGGGCCCGCCGCTGACTATGTGAGAGAAAAGACACAGGCGACTCAGACTGCACAGACAGAATGGCCGATTGCGTATGAGGACATCGCGCGGGCGTCACTGGGTCAATACTGGGAGACCGCCTCAAAGAAGCAGAAGGAAGAGTTCGTGAAGGTCTTCACGCAGATCGTCAAGAAGGCTTTCGTCAGACATCTCGAAGAGATCAAGGGCGCAGTGACGGAAGTCGGATGGGAAACTTCTGACGGCGGCATCTACACCGTCGCGACGAAGGTCAAGCGAAAGAATCCCGACACTTCGACTGACGTGGCCTACAAGCTGAAGAAAGACAAGGACACTTTCCTCGTCGTCGACGTGATCGTAGAAGAAGTGAGTCTTGTCAACGGTTTCAAGTCTCAGTTTCGCAAGACGATCGAACGCAAAGGATTTGCAGGCCTCCTCCTCAAGATGAAAGAGAAACTGGATTCGAACGACTGACTCTCGAGGAGTAACTTGACAGTCTCTTCGCTCAGAGGTCCACCTCGACCAGGTGACCTTGTTCGAATCATGGGTGACGGTATTCTCGGACTTTCACGTTCTGGGTCTCACAGGAACATGAAGCTCAACGAACTGGGAATCGTGTGCGGCAACTCTTATAGCAGCGGCTGGTTGCACACGGTCCTCTTTCCTCCCGGCAAAATCTATGATGTACCCGGTGAACAACTCGAAGTCGTGACGTGAAAAGTCACGACTTTTCGTTTTAGGGTTTGTACATGGAATGGCAACACGAATCTATCGACTGGCTCGACGTCCTCAAGAAGAAAAGGGCCTTGTCCGGCAAGACGATCCGTCTGATTCAACTCTGCCTTGATTCTCGGGGCTACGTCTCGGGTGGCTTTGCGAGGCTGATAGCGGTCCTGCTCATGAAGGAAAAGAAGGTCATTTCCTCCCGAAAGGAGGACCGAGATGCTGCACCCTGGGATGCTGTCGACCAAAAGTGGCCCGTCTGGGATCAAGTGAGTTCTTACTGTCTCGTCTTCGGAAACTACGAGAAGCGAAGTGAAGAGAGGCTGTGGAAATCGGGGGCGGGCGATGTCGACGTCTTCTTTCCTGACGCTCTTTCAGCATCGCTTGCTGTTCGTCGGGCCATCGAGATGCGACTCGACAAGTGGAACTCAAAGACCCTCGCGAACTACGGACACGAGTTTCTCGTGGAGAACAACATCGTCCAGATGATCGAGAAGGTCACTGGCTCTCCCGAGGAAGTCCTTTCGGGATTCGACATCGCCAACGCAAAGGTCTATCTCAATTCTCGAGGCCTCTTCTGGACAGAAGAATGGGCTCAGCTAGAAGAGAACAAACTCCTGGGTGTCGACATCTGGGACCGTCAGAACCTGCTGTGGAGAATTTCGAAGTGGATTCGAAAGCACGGTTACACCAACTTGCGCCCCGGAGACCACGAGAACTGGGTGGATCTCTTGATCGGCTCAGCTGAGCTGTGTCACAACAAAAAGCTCGTCAGATTTTCGAAGGAAGTCGACATCAGGACGATCAGGTGGATCGGCAAAGACCTTCTTCTTCGACTTCCTCCCCGAGACTTGCTCAAGGCGTCGCTCATCTATGATTCGTATGAAAACCTGAGGATCATGAGACACGTCTCCGACGCGACGAGATCCTGTCAAGAATGACTTATTTACATCATGGAAATCGTCTATTATCCTGAAGAAATTCTGAAGCAGCCTTGCGAAGTCGTCACTTCATTCGATGACAACCTCAAGTCTCTCGTCGACGAGATGACGGTGCTGATGTACCAGTCGCGGGGTGTAGGTTTGGCAGCACCTCAGGCAGGTCTCAAGCTAAACGTGATTCTAGTGGATCCTACGGCAGGCAATCAGTCGGATCAACTCACCGTGATGGTGAATCCTCACATCATCTGGGCTTCTAAAGAGACGCTTCGACTTTCTGAGCGCTGCTTGTCTCTACCCGGTCTAGTCGTCGCCGTTGATCGTCCTGAGTGGATTGAAATGGAATATCAGGACGTCTCTGGGATCGTCCATTCCCAGAAGCTCGATGGCTGGCATGCGAGAATCGCTCTCCACGAGCTAGACCATCTCGAGGGAGTGATGATGGTCGACCGTGTCAAGAAGTCGACGAAGAAAATTCTCCTGGGGTGCTACAAACAACCGAAGAAGACTCAGAAGAAAGAGGACCGTCGCTTCAGCAGATGAAACAAGAAACTTGCACCGCATGCTGCTCGATAAAGAAGCAAGGCGACACGTGTCGTCAAGTCTGGTCCGATTCTAAACCCATGGGTGTGGGCGATCTCGTCACGTTGCTGTGTGGCTTCTCTCCCCAGATTTTCCTTCGAAATGGCCCACAAGGATTTCTCATGCAAGACCTCTATGCACATCGAAGTGAGATATATCTCGTCGTCGGAGAGTCTGAAGGAAACGTGCAAATCCTCACGCCCAGCGGGTCCGGCTGGGTCAAGAAAACTTACTTCAGGAGTTTGGCACGATAGTGGATCCCAAGACAGGTCAGATCATACAACCAAAATTCAGTTGTGAAGCATGGGACGAAGATCTCGACTTACCCGTCGACAGCCTCAAAAAGGGAGAGTGTCTCTTAGTGATATCAGAGAGCAACTTTCGACGGCCGAAGAGACTCAATCCTCTTTACTACAGGAAGGTCTTGACACCTCGAGGCGTCGTCGGCTGGGTGCATCTTGACAACTGCGTAGAAATGACTTGACACCTTGTACTGACGAGAGATACACTTTATTGTCGAGCGAGGAGACAGACTTTGGATACTAGCAGTTCGATGTCGTTGTTGGGTCTTGCGGGCGTCGTAGGCACTTCTTTCTTGTCAGCGTGGGCGACCTTCAGGTACATCGTTTTGGGCTCCTATCGCCTCAGCGAGGACACTTCGAAACGCCTCATCGACAAGATCAATCAGGACGCATCGTGGACGTGGGTCATCAACGGAGAGCACGTCGATGCTCCCAAATTTCCCGTAGTCTTTGAAGCCCTAGTCTTCCTCAAGGGGATTCCGTTCTACTTCGCACGCGGCGAGCGGCTCTTGACTGCAGGCTGGAAGGGCAAGGAGGAGATGAGCTCCATGACTTTCCTGAGATGGCACAAGAAGAAGATAGACGCACTCATCAAGAACGAAATTGGAAACGACATGATTTCGATCTCCGCACTGTCCGTCGGTTCTTCCGACAGACTGGGTGAGTTGTGTCCTGATCCCAATGCCGAAGCCTTCTTGAACGCGGGGTCCTTTGAAGACATCGAAGAAGACGTCAGGCTCGTCTCTTCGGGAGAAATCCGCAAGACAGGATTTCTGCTTCACGGCGCGCCGGGCAGTGGAAAGACGCAGTTCGTCAAGTATCTCTCGAAGAAGTATTCGATGCCCATCTATGTCGTGTACCTCCGACCCGACTACGACAACTACGACATCGCTAGGATGTTCTCGGAAATTCCTCGACGTTGCATTGTTCTTCTAGAAGACTTCGACAACTACTTCGACGGCAGGGAGTGCACCATGAAGAACGAACAAGTGAGATTCACATTCGATTCTGTCATCAATGCACTCGACGGTGTCCACAACGACTACAGGGGCGTCGTCTTCGCGATGACCACCAACGACATCTCGAAAATCGACGACTCTCTAAAGAAGCGTCCTTCTCGATTCAAGTTCGTGAGGGAGTTCGGCCTTCCTGACTTTGAACTACGCAGGAGGATCCTCGGTTGTGACGAGAGGGCGAAGGTAACCGTGGGCTTGTCTCTCGACGAAGTGTTCTCACAAAAGCAGCAGAATGAGAAGAGGCAGTCATAGTTATGGGACGTCATGGACAAACCTCGATCGGTAGAGTCTGTCGTTTCGAAAATGAAAGACTGGGCATTCGAAATTGCGATGTTCTTCATCACGAGAGTCGCACCGCTACTTCTGTTCTTGGGACTCGTGCCTGGACTTGCGCTTCTTTCCGTAGTATGAGGACGTCATGATGGATCAAATCAAAGCGATCGTGTCGAAGACTTATGCCGGTATCGTAAAAGATCCTACGAAATTGTCGGAGTACGTCGTGGGCGTGAAGAGAGACTTCGTTCTCTTCGATTACACGGACGACAATTCTGTCCTCTTCTCCGTCAAGGACGGCGACGTTGGGTCCCAGTCGGCTGTCGACATCCCAGCGATCTTCAACGACTTTGTGGCGAAACTCAACCAGGACGGGAAAGTCCTCGAATCGATACTGATGGTGTCGAAGAAGGCAAGAGGCGTCCGTGTTCAGTACGTCTCTTCGTCGTCACCAGCCAGCTTCGTAGCGGTATTTGCACTGGGACTGAGGGTGTGGGGCGCGTATCTCGATTCACAATCTGCCTTTACAAGTCTGAGTTCGATTTTGAAAAAATACGGTAGCTTCAACGGTCTTCTCGAAGAGGACGGTCTGACTTCGTATCCGTGTCGAGAAGACGTGCTTGCGCTTCCCTATCAAGAAGACCTTCACGTCGTCTCGTCAGACAGCGAATACTTGAATGCATGTCAGCTGATCGACTCGGCCCACAAGAGAGACATGGAGAAACCCATGGCAGTCTCACAAGTCTTGCGTGATCTCGGCGCGATCGACAAGGACGGAAACGTGATTGCGGAAAAACTCATGCCTACAGAACATCCTGCTGCCCTGATCCGCAGGATCAGGGAGGACATGATCCTCGGTAGAAAACCTAGCCTCTTGAATCGGTCTTGATGTTGAGCGTCCCAAAGAAAATTGCGAAGGCCGTCAACAAGACGAAGACATGCACCATCATGATCATCGACCTCAGATGTCTAGAGTCTTGGGATATCCCTTTTCACCGGGACGGAGGCGTCGCTTCTTTGCTTTTCTGCGGTCTCTAATCCTGTCCCACAAGCCTTTCGCTTCCGACACGGTCGGAACGCTACTTGCGGCTTCCAAGTCAGCCTGAGGCTCTAGATAACCGAAGACGTCGTTGAGATCAGTGTATGCTCGTGTCAATTTCGACTGCACCCATCCGGGCAATTCGTCTTCACTCGAGAGCATGTCGAGGAGCATCGAGGTGATGTCGTTGAGCCTGTGCAGTTGACTCATCGCCATCTTTCCTTCATGATCTTCTCCGTGCGTCCAGTCTCTTCCCGGTCTCTTCATGTCGTCCATGACACATACATATCGCCGTGTTGTCGAGGATTCCTAGATGAGTAACCTGACGCTTCTGTTTATCGCGATGGTTACGTCGTCGGCGAGTCTGATCATGAGGAAGTCTCTTGTCAACAAGATGCCGCCGCCTCAGTTCGAGGTGATGGCGGGAATCTTGCATGCCGTCTTCAGCATGTGTGCCTACTTCGCAATGGGAACAAAGTACCAGAAGGTAGACGGCGGCGTTTATGTCTCTGCCCTCGTTCAGTCGTTGCTCAGCTTCTTCACTGTGTTTTCGTTCACATACGCCATCCGCACAGGCAACAGTCTTGGCGCATCTTCCGCTGTCTTGTCAGCGTCTCCCTTGATCACTCTGGTTCTGTCGTTGCTATTTTTCGGTGAGAAGCTAGAAGCACGTACTTTGCTCGGAATGCTATGCATCGTTGTGGGAACGTCTATTATCGCCACGAGGTGATACTTAACGCCATGAAGATCCGGTTGTCACATTTGAGAAGAATAATCAGAGAGTCACTGGAGGAACAGGGATGGCCGCCTGGGCGGTGGTATCCTGACTCAGCTGAGCCGGTCGATGACGACGAAGTTTCCCTGATGGGAACGGGCGGACTGGGACGTGGCGAAAAGGAGCTCGAAGAGGCACGGATCTTCGAGCTGATGCTTCTCGAGGGCGGCGACAGTCTCAAGAAGTCGTCGTACGACGTGATCCAGAAGAAATGGCCTCGTTTCGCCCAGTACCTCTCGGCGAAATACGGCGACGATGTCCTCCAGAAATCATCCTTCGCAGTCAAAGGATCGGGCCTGATGAGCAAGGGAATTCCGCTCGCCGCGATCGAAGACCGCCGCCTCAGCTATCCCACCGTATTGTGGCAGGACGACAAGCCCGTCTTCAACATGAGTCCGACCTACTCGCAGATGGTCAGAGACGCCGAATGAAGATCAGACTGGGCACACTAAGAAGGCTGATTCGAGAAGCTCTGACAGAGGGACCTTCAGGACCCGGAGTCACTGCCGATCCTACGGACGTGAAAGGCTTCTATCCTTACGAAGTCGAGCGCGGTGCCGACATACACGGGTATTGGTACAAGTCGCCCGGAGACAAGGGAAACAGCGATCCAGGACGCCCTGAAGATCCCGAAGAATACATCGGCTTCAAGACGAAGGGGGCAACTCCCGCCGACGCTGCTGCTGAGTCTGCCCCCAAAGAATCCTGAAACGTGTATTCTCGAGACCCTGTGTTATAGGGTTGCGACATGCACATCGATAGGATGAAGAAGCTAAAGTACGTCGCTGAAGGACTCTTTCGATCGCCGAAGACTGCTGCTTTTCTCAAGCTCGGGGTCGCCTTCGTGGGCGTTCTTCATGCACTTGATGAAGTGTCCAAGGCCTACAAGACTACGAAGCTGAAACCGGGCGTGTAGGTCAGGTCGTAAGGCGACGAGACTTGATCTCTGCGAGGAGAGATTTCTTGTCGGATTCCGACAGCTTCCCGAACTTCTCTGCGTCTTCGCGTACGTCCGGATTGTAGCATCTGAACGAGTCACCGTGTCCGATGTTGAGATGACACTCGTAGGTGTCCATGCACAACGTGATGAAGTTCGTAGGATCAAGTTCTAGCTCAGGATGGATGTGAAAGGGCTTCACATGGTGCACCTGCACGCCTCTTTGACTTCCGCATGCAGCACAGCAAGGATGATCTTTGAGATGCGCTTCGCGTGCTGAAGCCCACTTAGGAGACCTGCTGTGTTCCTTCACAGCCTCGCGTACTTGAGAGTGTAGCTTCCTACCTGCCCTGATCAGACTTTGAAAAATCATGACGCTAAATATGACCGTCGGGCTTGAAAACTCTAGACCTCGTTGTATACTATCCGAGTCATAGAGAAAGACGGTGCGTAATAGCTCAGTCGGTAGAGCAGGCGGCTGTTAACCGCCGGGTCCTAGGTTCGAGTCCTACTTGCGCAGCAAAGACGAAACGAAAGAGGAGAAAATGCCGAGAGTCAACAATTTGGATACACGAGTTGAGACACCGCTTCCGCAGCTGCAGGAAGCTCTCAGGAACCTGCCGTCTGGGCAAAAGGTGAAGTGTGAAAACACGAAGGAAGAGATTCTCCGTACACAGATGAACTTGACTCAGAAGAGGACCGAAGTGTACGGTGCAGATTCTCACCTCGAATACATCGAAGCTCTCCTCATGGCAGAAGCTGAAGGAAAGTTAGAGTTCAGGAAGTAACAGACTCAGGAAACGTGACCGAGTGGTTTAAGGTGCCACCCTGGAAAGGTGGTGTGGTCGCAAGGCCACCAGAGGTTCGAATCCTCTCGTTTCCGCCCCGGGCAAGAGTGCATTCTTGCTGCAGTAAACAAATAGAAAATAGGGTCGCTTAGACCTACAGGTGAAATCTTCGGTGCACAGGAGCAAGTAACCGTCCTTCATAGGAGACGTGATGTTCCCAGAGAATTTGTCCGAACGAGAGAAACACATCGAAGCTCAGGTCATCGCAGGAAACTTCTCGGCGAAATGGACTGAACTCGTGATTGCGGTCAACGGTGTCGAAGTCAAGCTCAACGTGATGGACGACGCTCTCAAGATCGATGGGATCAGAGCGAATGCATCGGCTACGTTATGTCAGCGTCTTGCCGACATGTTCGATGCCTCACTTCCTACGGCAATGGTGGCCGACATGATGTTTGTCAAGTCGTCTCGAAGGGCAACACCGTGTCCCATGCCCATCTCCACGTCCGTGTCTTCCATGGTGACACACAGCCAGAACGTGGACAGACAGATAAGACCGGGTGACGGAATTGCCTCGACTGTGGGAAAACATTGGATCCTAGACAAGCAGCTTGAGTCTGCGAAAGACAAGGCCTGCAACTACGGCTGGCATTTCATGGGACCCAATCCCACGTTTCAAGGAGTAAAGGGTTATACTCCTGGGTCTGTAATGATTTGCGGCCCAAACGTCAAGGTGATCCAGCCGAATGCGACTGCCCATGACCGACATCACTCCGACTATTCTCAGATCTGTCAGCTTGTTTCACAACAGTGCTGGGTCGACGGTGTCGAGATGCGGTTTTCTGACCTCGTGAAAGACTCTCGACTCGCTCACGTGGTTTCCCATCAAGGTCCCCTTCAGATCGACAGACAGCCGGGAGTGGACCCCGTTGTCGGTCAGGTCGTACTGTTTCCCGTTCAGATCACAGCTGACAACATCACATAGGAGCACGGAATGCCGACGTACGAATACAAGTGCCTGTGTTGCGACAAAGAGTTTGAAGTCGAACAGTCCATCAAGTCTCTGCCTTCTGCGGAATGTCCCCAGTGCAAGGTGACCACAACGAAGAGACTCATCTCAGGTGGAACTACTTTCACGTTGAAGGGTGGCGGTTGGGCAGCCGACAACTATTCTTCAAAGTCTTGACGTTGAACACAGAATAACTTGCAAAAAGCCTCCCTAGGTTTCTAGGGAGGCTTTCTTTCTTTATGACTCGTGCTTGGACTTCTTGCGTGTCGATCTCGCTGCGGGGTGAGGACCGCCTTGACGTGCTGCATGCAAAGCCTCAGCTTCCTCAGACCCGAACACGTTCTTCACGGATCCCGTCTTGGGATTCATGATGACGATGTAGCCGCCCTTCGACATCGCGAAGGGCGCCTTTAGCTTCGACATGTAGTCGAATTTCACGTCGCCCGGAGCGAGTGCGTCGAACCATGTCGGAAGAACGAAGTTGGATACCGAAACTTTAGCTCCGGACGATATCGTTACTTCATAGCTGTCATTCTCGACAGGATCACATGCCTCGTAGGCTATGAGCTGTCCATCACCTCTCTGAGCCCAGAGGTTGACGTTGGGATCGCAGAAAGCCTCGATCACTTCGTGAGACAGGACCGCTGACACGGACATCGCACCGGACAACATCGTACCCTTGCTAGCAAGAACGGGTCTCACGAAGACGCGGCCCCACATCTTGCCACCAGGAGACTCGGTGTGATATCCCAAGGCGCCTGCCTGGTCGGGGTTGTCGAGTATGACGATGGGGATTCCCACGTTCTCTGGCTGGCCCGAGACGATGTCCCACGTTCCCTTTTGCCACAGTGGAGCGACGTGTTGAACTAGCTGGGTCTTGCATGCCTCCACCATCGCTGCAAAGTCCTTTTCGTTCAACAACGTAGACTTGTTGATGATGTTGATTGTAGGGGCCTTTGCTGCCGTAGTTGTCGGTTGTGATGCCACGGGAACCGCGGCCGCAAAAAATTTCTTGATCTTGTTCAGCATTTTTCCTCTTTCTATGATGCCTGTCTCTTTAGCGTTTCGATCAGGGACGGCGGTACACCTTTGCTTGCATCACCGATCTGCACCTGATTTCTGGAAGCGAACTCTGTGACAGCCCTGTTCGTTCCTGGGCCCCACAGGCCGTCGATCGACAGCTGATAGAGGCCAAGCTTCTTGAGAAGCGTCTGTGCTTCGGTCAGTGAAGTCTTCGTCCATGGAACAGGATAGTCACTGATGATGCAGCTCGGATCAGGTGTCATGAACACTTGAGCCTCGTGCTTGCGGCGCGCCAAGAGCCCCGGAACAGTCTGTGATACCCCGTTGATCTTTGCCTTGCTCCATGCTTCCAGCGCAACAGGAACTCCTGCAAAGTTGCCAGAATTCACCGCAGTAGCCACACCGCTGTTCGAATACACGCCGACTCCGCAGTTGAATCCGAACGAGACCAGCGCGTCGAACTGGTTCTGATTGAGAGGAACTTTGATGTTCTTTTTGATCGCCGTTTCGCACAACGCTACGTCCTGCGACAAGATCTCAAGTGCTCTTTCGCGTGTGATTGTGATACCGTCCGGAAAGACTTCACCCGGCTTGATGAGGTGTCCTATGCCGATCGTTCTCAGACCTGCAATGTCCTTGTAGGGCTTTAGAATGCATCCTTCCCATTTCGCGATCAACTCAAGACCGTCATTCGAAGTTTTCATGTCATCATTCATGAACACTAAGTATTCTTCAGGGTGTACAAGCGTCATCTCAGTGTCTACTGTATCTGCAATGCTAATCGTCCATCTCAGTACGGTTCGAAACGTCAGTGCAATGTCTTGACATCGTGGCTTAGGATTGACTAACAGTATGGCTTCTGACAAGAAGATGTTGATCGAGGCAGCAAATGTTGCAATCAGGAGCAAGACAAATGACAGAAAGCTCGATCCTAGAACTTTTCTATTGGGTGCCGTAGGACTTCGAAACGATGGAGTCTACGTTTCTGCAAGGAATGTGTCAGCACTGGATGTCGTACCCGACTATCATGCCGAGGCACGACTCGTCAGAAAGATGACTCCCGGTTCCACAGTGTGGGTAGCACGAGTGACGAGAAAAGACGGCAAATGGGCGATGGCAAAACCTTGCCCTGGATGTGAACGAAGGCTTCGATCCGCAGGTGTGGAACGTGTGATCTACACGATTGGTCCTGGGGAATGGGGCGTCATTGACATGAAGTCTGC